CCCGAACACCTCCTTTGCGATAGACTGAATATCATTGCAAACGGTGGTGATTGCAAGAGCCATCGGCATACGAGCCGGAGTACCACGAGACAGCTTCAATTCGCCATTTTCGTAGAATCCCCAAACCTCTTTCTTGCCGTTACCCTTACCGAATCCACCGATTGTCATTCCCAGTTCCGCACCGTGAGGGTGAGGGGACGAACCGGGAGAGCCATTATGATAGACACCAGCACCAAACTCAACCCACACAGCGTCTTCACCACTTGCGACAACGACAGTAACCGACCCTCGATTGTCAACCGACACATCGACTTGTGCGTATCGTGGAGAAGTTTGCCCTCCTTTAAGAATAAGCTCGTCAACGATTGCACCGCTGAATCCGCTTTTCGCTTCATCAGCCAGCCGTTCGGCTACTTTCTCTCGGAGGAGTTCTGTTTTTCTAAGGATTTCTTGTTTGTAATCAGCCAGCTCTTTCATAGCTCGATTGATTTCACTCGTTGACAATCCGAATGAGATAATTTTCCTACCCACTGACAGTCACCTTGCTTATCGCAACCGACACGCTGTTCAAGCTCTTGGCTACCTTCTTAACGATATAATCGTGAGGAGTAATGACCTCACCATCATCATTTGTAACCAAAGCCCCGGTTTCATCAACCTGTGGCGTTTTATCGACCCATAGCACTGTGTACTCGTCAATAGGGGGAGCGTCCGTCCCCATGACAATTACCTTGTCATAGCTTTCACTTTCTCCGAACTGCCGGGTGCTTGTTTCACCCTTGGCGGCAGAGATATTAGCGGAGAACTCTACCGGGTTGTCTCGAATAATTTCATATTCCCCTGTAACATTTCCGTATTCGTCCGTCTTAGGGACTTTCTCTTTGTACAGAGCGTAGAAGAATTTGCTCTTATTTCGTACCATCATTCTCATTTAATCACCCCCACATGAGGAGTAACCACCTTGAGCATTGAGGACGGAATATCAGCATTTTCATAACTTCGGGAGATACCGTTCTCGGAATGAGAGGTCTGACCCTCCGCACCACGCTTGTTCAGCATATAAGCGGCAATCTCGCATTGGAGAGTGTCGTACTGTGCCGGAACTTCCGTTACGCTGGAATCATACGGATATGCTCGATTGATGATTTTACGACCAGCCAGTTTGAGATAGGTGGACAGCACTTCGTCACTGTCCGAACCACCGACCATCGCTTTAAGAGCAATCAGCTTTTCTTCCTCGGTCATGTTGTCCACCTCCTTTACTTAGGCAATCTCGTAGAAACCTTCGGTCTTCGGGTTGGTCTTAGGCTTACCAACGATATAGCCGTTGTCGGTCTTAGCGTAGTAAACCTTGCCCTCGGAAACCGTAATGTCCGCAGTGGCAGTAGCAGTACCCTTGAAAATCTTGACTGCCTTGGTAGCGTCAGTCAGAGCCGCAAGGTAATACTTACGAGACCAAATAGTGTTCTGACGAATATCGCCGTTACGGTCAGTCTCAACCTCGACACCCTTCTTATTGAAGATGGTAACTGCCTGTCGAGTAGCAACCACGATAGTACCCTTCGTAGCGTCCTTCTTGGTGTAGATGTTCACGCCGCCAACAGTACCGATGTAGCCAGCACGAGCGAACGCTTCCACATACTTGAGGTCTTCTGCGAGGTTCTTACGAAGCTCGGCAGTATCGCCCGGGTGTACGAA